ACGAAATATAAATAGATGCTGCTAAAATTCCATCGCGATTATCCCCCCTAAAAGTTAGCTCATACTCAGAAATCTTCTTGTGATACCTGATTGCGTCGTCAATTATCATTTTTGGCACGCCAGCATTTTGCGACATGATTGTAATCCTTTGGAATTCGTCGTATTGCGACTTCTCCTTGTAAGGCATAGACTGCCACTCAGTGTATCGTCTGATTTTTCGCATCTCATATGAGGTTGAACCGCAGCATAAAACTTTGCAACCAAAAGAGGACTCTTGCAAGAGTGGATTAATTGGCATGCCACATCGTGTAGGATCATTGCCGTGGTTATCGTCTGCGCCATAATATCTCCATTCGGCAGATTGATCAACTATGTCCTTGTAAATGATGCCACATTTTGTATTTGTGCATGTCAAAAACCCTTCCTCTGAGAACGCTAAATTAAATTCGCAACGCTCGCACTTTTCACGGTTGCCACACGCTCTATATATACATTCCAATGGAGCCACTGGTTTTGAATCGTTTGTAATTTGTTCGTCAAAGATGTTCCACAATTCAGTCTTATTTTGCAATTGATTTTCCTTCCGCTTTTTGCTTCGGTCTTTACTCATGTCTCTTCTTTCTTAATGGAAATATATTTTTAATACAATTCAATTTTATTTTAAAGTCAATTTTATATTTTGTATTATTAGTATATGGGAAATAGTATATCATCATATTCAAATTTTCAATCAGGTGGTTCAGATAGCGATTCAAATACTAAAGAAGAAGAAGTTATCACATTGAGCGACTCTTTGGATTTTATTGCAACATATTACATCTTAACTATGAACTTCCAAAGTTTAAGACAATTAAATGAAAAAAAATATTGCGAGGATTTGGTAGTTTTGACATCCGACATTATTAATAAGTATTTTAGTGATTTAGAAGTAAAGGATCTGTCGCAGCGTGTTGAGTCTGGCAAACAAAAACTGGTATTTTTTAACAAGTCCGACATTGAGAGTCTTAATATTCCTGATTCGGAAGTTAAAAGAGGATATTGTAATGACATTGCTAAATTTTATATCAAAATTGCACACGTTTTTGCTGCGATAGTTACTACAATAAATCCTGAATACACATACAAGGACGCTTTTGGAACCGTTGTTAAAAAGTCTTTGATGCAAAAGGACGCCATTCCCAGTAATGCTGACGTTACTATTTCTAAAATAAATTTGTGCAGCGAAAGAATTGAAGCGTTAAAGGGAAAAGGTTTAGATGTAGCGCCAGAAAAAGAAAAAGAAAATGAAGACGAAGAAAAAGCTGATGAACCAGATGATATAGATGAAAACAAAGTAGAAGAAATACAAAAAGGAGGTCAAGAGAAGATAACAATCCATCCAGAGATTTGTTCTGTAAATCTTGATAAAAACGGAGAGACCAATTATCTAAATGAAGAACCAGGAATAAATGAGCTTATTGATTTGTATTTTGATGGAGATTATGACTATAAAACCGGAAAATTTCTTGGCATGTCAACTGAAACGGAGAAAAAGTTCCAAGAGGATTTAAAACGATTTTACCTAGCATTTACTGACAGTGAGGACATGCCTTCAGATATTAAAAAGTTCAGCGACATAAAGTTGAGAGATTATAGTCAAAAGAAGTATTGCGAAACTCCTCAAAAAGCATTTACTGGAACTTATAAGGACAAATTGTTTAATGACTATGCGAATAACTTGAAAACGATGATTCAATCTGTTAACAAAAAGCAAGATGATTTATTAGAGATAATTAACAAGATATTTGTCTACGTTTTAGATCCTGTGACAAAAAAGGATGTAATCCGTGTTAACCCTGATTTAACACAGGATGGTCTTCAAGAGATAATCGGTGAAACAAGAAACCTGATTGTTGAGCTGTATTTGAAATGCGAGGAAGATTTCGTGGAGGGTGTCAAAATTTATGAAGCCATTGTAGAGAGCCAAATATTTGAAACAACGCAAAAGCATATAGACCAATTAGAAAAGGAACACGAAAAGTTAATAACACCTTATATACCTGCTCAAAAACCTGCGATCACAGATCAAATACCAGTTGCAAACTAAATAAAACAATTGTTACGATAAAATATTATTTATTACACGAAATAATAAATAATAAATCTATTTGGCGCCACCTTTAATGTCGCCCTTTGGGGGCTTAAAGGTGGTTATGCTAAACATTTAAGCGCGAGCGCGGGAAGCGGCAGCGGAGGCCATGCGAGCAGCGGAGGCCGCACGGGAAGCGGCGGCAGAGGCACTGCGAGCAGCGGCAGCTGAGCGAGAAGCAGAGCGGCCTCTAGCGGCGGAGGCGGCGCGTGAAGCGGCCGCGGAAGCACTGCGAGCAGCGGCGGCTGTGCGAGAAGCCATGCGAGACGCGGTGCGAGAAGCCATGCGAGACATAGCGCGGGAAGCTCCGCCCTTGCGGTGGTGACGACGACGATGGGTTTTTGCCATTTATATATATACCTCACAAAAAAAAATTAGTTAACAGAAAAATATGCTAAATAATTTTTAAATTCTCTTAATATCAAAAAGTATTTTTACCAAACAGTACTTGTGGACGGCCAATACATATGATCGCCCTTTTGAATATTATATAAACTCCTAAACAATTCCAAACGAGACATTGGAACATTCACCCTATATTTATCCGGAGGATGGGGATTTGTCTTTAATTGTGCCGCAATAGCTTGTTTGTAAATGTGTTGTCTTTGTTGCATTGCAAAATACGCGTAAAAGGCTTGAAATGATAAAGAACGAATTGGAACAATGTCTTCATGCATATCTTGAAAATCCCTTAAGTATTCCTGACATATTGCTAAACCAGATATATCCGCTAAATCTTCTCCTATACTTGGCGTAGCATCAAACTTAATCTTGTCATATGATGCAAATTTCTCATATTGTTTAATAATATCTTCTTGTATCGCCTTAAATTTACGCTTATCCTCAGGAGTCCACCAATCGTGTAAATTTCCTTGGTAGTCATATTTGCTTCCCATATCATCCAATGCATGAGACATTTCGTGCGCTAAAGTAAACCCAATGTGCGCCAAGTTATATTCTATACCACGTTCGTCTAAATCCACAAAAGGTTTTTGCAAATACCCTAAAGGAAGATATATAGAGTTTTGAGTTGGCGTATACATTGCGTTTACAATATACGATTGTTGACCAATTAATTTGAACGCATTCCAACTGATTAATGGGACATCTTCAACGTCAGCTCCTTCTAATAAAATGTATTTATGTGTGCGCCAATTTGTAATTTTCATTAAATTTCCCCACGCGTCATTGTCCTTATAATCCAATAAAGGATCTTCTTTCATATTTTTTGGCAAAGCTACTCCGAAGTTCATATGTTCCAATTTTAATAATGCATATTGTTTTGTTTTATCTGTTAACCAAGTGTTTCTTTTAATAATGCGTTTAAAAACGGTTATCAAATCTTTTCCCATACTAGTTACATAATTAATAACCTCATCATCCTTGTATTTCTTAACATATTGATTCGTCAAAAATGTATTAAACGTTAAAGACATGCCAAAAATTGGATATAGGTCCCATGGGAAGTGACCAGGTATTCCGTGAATATATTTTCCATTAAAATTGTAATGGATATAAACAAGTTTCTTATCAAAACGAATAATTTGACGAAAGTAAATATACAACCAATAACTCTTCCATTTTTTTGTCTTCCAATTCTCCTTCAACACCTCACAAATGCATTTCAAATAATTCAAACTATCGCAAATAAAAAATTCCGGTGCCTTTTTATATCCCAAATACTCTGAAAATTTAATCCAGTTAAATCCATACTTTTCAAAAGCTTCTTTTGGTTTAACAACATTATAAAAATCTGGAGAATCGTTTTTAACAGAATCGCACCCCATTGCGTTCAATATGTCTCTCTCCACGTCAAATACATCCTGTCCACTCAATCCGTGTTTTTTCCCCAAACATCCTTCAAATATTAAATTAACATAGTCAATGTATTTTTCTTGCACTTCTTTTCTATACTTAATAAACTCTTGAGTTTTTCCACGGTTATCGTCCAAATAAAGTTCAGCATCGTATAATGATAACTCTGGCAATGAAATAAAATTGCGAAATATTTTGGCGTTCTTTTCGTCGGCCATAACTTTCCAACGAATCGGACACCCCCAACACACAATTTCGTTGTGATTAATGTGAGCCATATACCTCCACAAATCGTCATTCTTTATAGCTTCATTATATGCTTCTACTGAATGCTTAATGTGTTTCTTTGTGCTATCTGGATTTAAATTTAATAGAGAAGTATATACGTTGCTTATTAATTTTGCCTTGGTATCATTATGTGTTTTTATATAATCTTCTATTATTTCAATTAATTGTCTATACACCTTGTCTTGAGTCACGCGAAAATCGTCAATTTGAACGTAATATTTTTGCTCTTTTGGTGCTACAATAGATTTCTTACTAGTATCAGTTAACCAAATATAATTAATATAGGTATAATAGTCGCTGCGAGGGGTTACCTTTGAAGGGGAAAATGGTTTTTTGAACAACGCTATTAATTCTTTTTCAACATCAGTTCCTGGCATTACTTGTTTCAATCTATTTTTGCCATATTTTATTTGTTTTTTGCTTTTGCTTTTGTCTTTGCCCCTTTTATGCTCTTTTAATTTTAATTCTTGCTGCTTTTCATATTCCTCTTCAAAACTGTGGAATCTAAATTCTTTTACGCATTTTTGTGTTTTATTTTTATTTTTTTGGCTTTTCATTTTATCGCGTTTTTCGGTTATATTTTTTTTCATTTTTTTCATTGTTTTGTTTTTTGTATTGTATTGCTTTTCCATATTTATACTGTATTATATATACTATAGAAATATAAATAATGCATGCGTCTAAATTTGCAAGTTATTAATTGAACCTATCTTCTAATTTATTAAACAACTCATCATTATAAACTAAATTTCCTTGAGGTTTATAAGAAGCAATTGGTGTGAATTTTTTCTGATTTTGAGCCTTTGCAGAAGGGGTGGAAGGGTCTTTTATCTTAAACATCATTTCTTCCAAAGATTTTGGCTGAGAATTGTTTTGCGAGCTATCCGCTATCGCTGCATCATTTAGTTGTTTGCCATTCTCGTCAATAACAATACCAGTCTTCTTTTTAATTTCGTTTCTGACATATGAGGGCACAAAGTGCTTCCAAGAGATCATTAATGTATTTGGATGAATGTAACGAACGGCAAATCCATTTTCCTTTAACTTGTCTAGCAAATAAGCAATGCACGCGGCCTGGTTATACTTTGGAACCCCTATCATTATTTCTGGAACTATAAACCAGCAAAATTGTTCGTCCGTTTTTTGTCTAGCAGTTGTTTTAATTCTTACATGAATGCGATTCAGCAATTTATTATAGAGAGCTAATTGATTCAAATCATGCTGCCTCTTTCTCTCATATAACTCGTCAATATTTAACTTTTCGGTGAAATCTGCAACATTCTCTAGTGTGAAAATATTCGCCATTTAAAAACTACTAGAAAATTATTTTTTATTTTTACAGCATTAAATTCATTAAAGTCGGCAAATATATTAAAAGCATTTTGATAACTTAAATATATTAAAACGATGACAATTAAACACCTTGTTATACCTGGAGGAGGTCCAGTCGGCCTTAAAGCATTAGGCGCGTTACAATACCTTGAACAAAACGGTTTTTGGAATATTGCTGACATTGAAACCATTTATGCTACATCTGCTGGAGCAATTATATCCGTTTTACTCTGCCTTAAATTTGACTGGGAAACTATAAATGATTACATTATTAAACGTCCATGGAATGAAGCATTCCAACTTGGAGTAGACCAAATATTTGAAGCTTATTCTAAAAAGGGACTATTTGATAAAAACATTGCCGAAATATTTTATAAACCGTTTTTTAATGCAAGAGATATTTCACTTAAAATCACATTGAAGGAATTCTATGAACTTTCAAATATTGAAATCCATTTATTCTCTCTTGATATCAATAATTTTAATCTAGAAGATCTCTCGCATCTCACACATCCTGACCTGCAATTGTTAACTGCCGTGCAAATGTCTTCTGCAATACCTGTATTAATTTCGCCTGTTTGCGTGGATAATAAATGTTATGTTGATGGCGGAGTTGTTTGCAATTACCCAATAAACCAATGCATTCTAAGAGCTGGCGACGTCAATGAAATATTTGGGTTGCGCAATAAATATATTAAAAATGATGATAATATAGTCAAAGAAAAATCAACTATATTAGAATATGTAATGAATTTTATTGGCAAACTAGTTAATAACGTCGGCCTGCGCGTTGAAGAACAGAATGTTCCAAATGAATTAATATATGACGCTGAATTAATGAACTTATCTAAAATTCAATTGGCCTTATCTTCCAAAGAAGTTAGGCAGGAACTGATTGAATCTGGAATTGAAGCAGGGAGGGCGTTCCTTCTTGCGAGAGAAAAAGTTGAAAAAGAATTGACTAAAGTTGAATCAATGGTTGAAATGATTGATGCAGTTTTTTTAGACGACTGTGTTCAAGAATTGGGTTAAAGTGGCCTTAGTTGGCTTTGCATCATAGTCAATTATTTGGTTATCCTTTACTAACTTAATAGTAGGGTATCCATCTATTTTATATGTATTCATCATCTTCTCCACATCAGGAGACTCATTTGTGCAGTTCACCTCTGTAAAAATGATTGTGTAACCGTGAATCTGTTTTCCATTATACTCTGCCTTTACTTGCTCCCACTCAGGCTTAGCTGTCTTGCAGTGTGGGCACCAATCGGTTGAAAATAACATAATCTCAGCTTCTTTTCCTGAATTGCCTGCAGCCGCGCTTCCAACTGGCACATTCTCCCTGTTTGCTTTATAGCTGGGGTTTTTTGAAGAGTCTGTAATACTTTTATAAATAATGTATGAAATTACTGCTAAAATAATTACTAAAAAAATAATCCCAACTGTTCTCAAACTTAAAGAAGGAATCATATTTCTTACACTTGAGAACATTCCTGAGCTAGCTCCGCCGGTGCTCGCTGATAATGAAGTCATACCACTAAACCTTACGTTCTTATTACTCATTGCGTATTATATATATTTGATAAGAATAAATTACTGTTTAAACGAAATAAAGATACGTAATTAATATAATGTAGAGAACATGCTTTTTAGGAACTCTGACGGATTTATTATTGAGATTAAGAAATCAGATTTCAAAAATGATTATACTTATTATTCAACTTTAATGAAAATAAAAACGCAGATAATAGAAAAACCAGTAAATCAAATTAAAAATAAAACCAAAATGGAAGCATTCTTTGCAATTTGCGATTCAGAATTAAATTTAACTCAACAACCTAAATGCAATTTTTATTCAAAACAAGCAATCAACAAATTAATGGATGAATTTTAACCACCTTTAGAAAAGGTGGCGCCAAATGGATAATGTGTATTAAATGCTGATAAACTTTACTGTATTAATTATTTTATCCTTTTATTATAGGAATGCCCTTAACGCGTAAAAATAGAAAAGCAAATACAACAACAAGAAAACACAAATCTTCTAAACGAGTGTATACCAAAAATGAATATAACAGCGGCGATGGAATGCTTACCACCGTGTGGGGACCAGGTATCTGGCACTTTCTTCACACAATGAGTTTTAATTATCCTGTAGAACCAACGAACGACCAAAAAAACCATTATCGCGATTTTGTTTTGAATTTGCGTCACGTTTTACCGTGCAAATATTGCCGAATGAACTTGGTTACAAATTTTAAACAACTACCACTCACAATGAAGCATATGAAAAGCAGAGAAACGTTCTCTCGTTATGTTTATGATCTTCATGAGCTAGTTAACAAAATGCTTCACAAGAAATCCAATTTATCTTTCTGTGATGTGAGAGAAAGATATGAACACTTTAGAGCTAGATGCACCGATGAAAAACCCAAACTTTTTAAGTTTACAAAACTAAATAAAACCAAAAAAGAAAAGGGCTGCACCGAACCATTATATGGAAAGAAATCTAAATGCATTATCAAGATTGTTCCACAAGAAGAAAGGGGTGCCACATTTCAAATGGATAAGAAGTGTGTTAAGACGAAGGGGTAAATAATATAAACATAAATCGTAATATTTATTATTATGGATAACATAAATCCTATTCATAATAATAATACTGTTTCCGTATTTGACATTGAAAATAATAATACTGAAAATGATGATGAAAAATATGGTAATTTTTGTTTGTTAATTTGCTGTTCTATTATTGTTGTTATTTTTGTTATAATTGTAATTTTTTTAATATCTTTTGAAATGCTGTAGAATAATTATTTGTTTACATGCCAAATGTGGAGAAATTGCTTAAAACAGGGACCGGTAAATAGCTATCATTCACCGCGTTGTAATTGGGGACTTTCTTGCACTCAAAGTTGGGTTCAGGGCATCTAGCGCACGCTGGGCATGGAGGACATTTCTCAGCATCTTTTGATGGACATAATGATGCCGATGGACACATAGGGCAAACAGGAGGGACAACCTCTGACTTTAAGATGTATAAATCTTCTTGACCACGAGGAATCATGCGAGCTGGAATTCCTGCAGGCAACGAGCTATTGTATTGGCCATTGGCATTAGCAGATGAATTTGAAGTTGAAGATGAAGAAGAATAATCGCTAAAAGGGAATATGCTTGACGAGCTAGAACCTGTATTGGAACTTGTTCCTGATGAAGAACCATTTGATGAAGACCCAGATTGTTGATTGGCGTATGTGTATGTATACGTATTTGTCGCTGTGTATATTGTGGTATTTCCATTAGCTAGGGTTTCTTCAATAGCATATTGCCCATCCTTTCCTGTAAACAATCTAGCAGAACCGCCATTTGGACCATAGAAAGTTTTGTTTGCAAATTGACTCATCATGCTGCTCAAACTGCTAGAAAAGCTTGAATTGCTCGCACCAGTTGCACTTGTTGCACCTGTTGCACCTGTTGTTCCTGTTGCACTTGTTGTTCCTGTTGCACTTGTTGTTCCAGTTGATGAGCTATTGGCCACAGACAACGTGTATTGTTTTGTTTGACCATTAGTATTTGTTACTGTAATTGTATAGGAACCACTAGAACTAGGTGTAACAGTCGCAGTGCTTCCATTGGGACCGTAATAAACAGTTGGAGAAGATGTGCCGCTAAAGTGGTCATAGTTGTCGTAACTTCCACCGCTTGGTGTTCCAGTTGTTGTTCCAGTTGTTGTTCCAGTTGTTGTTGTTGAAGTGGGATCCTTAGTAACTCCTGAAGCTAATGTTACCTTGTCGGCCCATGAGGTTTGTTTGTTTTCATAACCTTCTCTGTAACTGCCTCCTAAAAAGGGAGCAAGAATTAATCCTAATATCAAAATTATCAAAAGAAACAATGCACCATTTTTCATTATGTTCATTCGTATAATTTATATAGTGAAAAAATTTAAAAACAAAAAGAAATTGATTTGATATAATTATTGTAATTCTAATAACAGATTATACTAGACATGTCGGAAGATGAAAAGAGTTCAGAAATTTCCGAGAAAACGGTTCGCAAACCACGAGTCAAAGCAGAACCATTGTTAAAATATTACTCTGAACATCCATACATTAGCGAAATTGGAGTTGATGAAGTCGGTCGCGGACCACTTTTTGGAAGAGTTTATACTGCTGCTGTAATTTTACCTAAAGATGACTCGTTTGACCATTCTAAAATGAAAGATAGTAAAAAATTCCACTCTAAACAAAAAATCCAAGAGGCTTCCGAGTATATTAAAGAGAATGCAATTGCTTGGTCTATCTCATATGAAGACGAAAAAACTATTGATGAAATAAATATTTTACAAGCCACTCAAAAGTGTATGCATAAGTGTATTAGAGAAGTAGTAAAAAAAACCTCAAGACAACCAGATCTTATTCAGTTGTTAATTGACGGAAATTATTTTAACTCATACACTGAGTATAATCACTCTCAAAAAAAATTGGAAGTTTTAAAACATCTTTGTATTGAAGGTGGTGATAATAAATATTCTTGCATTGCTGCCGCGTCCATTCTGGCAAAGGTTGCGAGAGATGCTTATATTGAAGAGTTGTGCTCAGAGCATCCAGAATTGTCTGAGCGCTACAACATTGACAGCAATAAAGGTTATGGAGCAAAGAAGCATTTGGATGGAATTAAAGAACATGGTATTACAACATGGCACAGAAAGACGTTTGGAATATGTAAAAAATATTAAAAATGTATAGTGTTTTATGCTCCCAAATAATTATTATAAACTTGGAAACGTATTATTAAAAATTCCCATTTTTTCCATATTTTTACTATAATAATCAATAAATTCATTTTTTTCATTTCCGTCCAATCTTTCAAGAACTAATATTAACAATCCAAATGCTTTTCTATACTCATTTTTGTTAATATAACCATCAATATTTTTTTTTGAACCTATGATATACTTTGCAATATCGTCTGCTTTATTTTTTTCCATTTATAATAAAGATAAAAAATTATATTTTTATACTATTATTGTAACAAACAATAATTGGCAACGCTATTTGAATTAAAAATTGAACATAACAATTAGCATTGTAATAAACTTAAATCTAATCACAGGTGTTATATAACGCAAAATGATTGTTCTTGTATTTGACACTGAAACGAATGGCTTGCCAAAAAATCAAAAAGAAATGCCAAATATATTAAATTGTTACGATTGGCCAAACGTCGTGCAATTTAGTTATCTATTATACGACACCAATGCGCGTGAAATAATTCTGAGAAAGGATCATATTATTCGCGTTCCAAAAGACGTTGTCATTTCAGCCGAGTCCACAAAATTTCACGGCATTACAAATGAAATCTCGGAGGAACGCGGCATCCCAATAGAAGGGGCTTTGAACGCGTTTTATGAGCATTTTAAACTTGCTCAGTTGGTTGTTGCGCATAACGTGGACTTTGATAAAAAATTTGTTGTTGCAGAGATATTAAAACTTACTGAAACGAGAAGGGATTTGCTTAATTTGTTGGGTATGGCAACTGACATTGCTTGCTCTAAAAAATACTATTGCACAATGCAAGAAGGCACCGATTTATGTAAAATTGTTGCTTATACAAAGGTTGATAAGAGAGAATATATTAAATTTCCAACATTAACTGAACTTTGCAAACATTTGTTTGGGTATGAGCCCAAAAATATGCATAATGCAATGAACGATGTTATAGTTTGTTTTCAATGCTTTTATAAAATGCGATTTGATATAAATATTTGCGAGGAAAATGAAGAAATTTTTGAAATGGCTTCAACCTTAATGTAAAATAAAAAAATAAAAATAAAAATAAAAATAAGAACTTAACAAATGATGGGATCCAAAAAAAAATTGATTCGGAAATTAGCATTTGAAAGTAATTTACTAAACTATAAATCAGAATGGCGCAATTCAACCCTAAAGAATTTGTTTATCATTACCGCAATGGCAAGCCGGCATACTATTCGTATGACGAGGAACTATATTGCGGAACCTTTCCGGAAGAGTGGGTTCTGGACCATTTGCCAGGAACTGGACCCAAAGACTGCGGCAACTGTTCCTATTTTGGTTCCTGGAATGGAGTGTTTCTCGGATACTGCTCAAATTGTGCGCATTATGTATACAACGGCGAACGCGGTCGTGGACTTATAGAGATTGGAGAAGAGATCAATGAAAATGATGTCGCTGATTTTCCAAGCATCTTTGACACTTATTTGAAAGACGTTTCCCTTGATGACGTCGGCGACAAGGATTTTATGGACTCCGCGGCCGCTCAAGGTTTTCAGACTCCTCCTGATGAGCAACCGACGGTTGAAGACTTGCACCAAGAAATTGACTTTGACGAAGTGAACGCGCATTACGACGAAATGTGTCGTATAGAAAACGAGCGAGAGGAAGTCGGCTTTTACATTGACCGAGGAGGCTACGGCAGCAATTATGACGGTGGTTACGATTCTTATTAGAGCTAAATTTTGAAACAGAAAAAACAAAAACACCAAAATAAACATAAACAATAAAAAATTGATCTTAAAAATAAAAACTTTTTTCTCAACAACTCGGACAATCATGGACTACGAAAGTCAAGCCGAAGGAATGCAAATACCAGGAAGCGCTTATTATAATATTCTACACATGCCAGAAAACGCTAGATACAATTTCTTGATTGCTGTAAAAGAAACGATGGAAGACTATCAAGGTCAATTTAAATTTTGGAAAGACGCGTGGAAATCTCGCGACATTGGTGCAGAGTGGCTTAAAGATGTCGGCCAACGTTTCAGATTTATGAAAGAAAATTGCACAGGCGACGTTGACCATCACTTATGGGCTGATAGATGGCAACGCATTGATAAAGGAGACCCAAATTATTTAAATGCATTGGAAAGAGCAGAACATCTTGACTATTTAAGTCAAGATATTCCAGAACAAAAACACGTTTCTATTCGGCATCGCATGAAGAAACTAGGTTTGTTGAAGGGGGAACCAAATTTTGATGAAGCAAAAAGTGCTGACTTTGATCGCAGTGTTGAACTTTCTCGGCTTTGAATTAATTAGGAGGGGTCGTAGGGGAACCCTTGGTTCCCTACTTTAAGCGGAACACATTTCGCAAATATCATGTTCCGCGCTATCTACCTTTTGTTCTTGCTCATTTTTTTCTGGTTCTACGGTAAACTGTTGCGCCTGATGCTTCGCCTTTCTACGCAAATAATAAATACCTGTCTTGAGGCCTTGCTTCCATGAATAAAAATGCATTGATGTAAGCGTATTGTAATTAGGATCTTCCAACCACAAATTCAAGCTCTGACTTTGGCAAATAAACGCGCCTCTATCAGCCGACATATCAATCAAATGCTTCATCGGCATCTCCCAAACAATTTTGTATTTGTTTCGGATATGTTCAGGTATCATTGTCAGTTGTTGAATGCTACCCTTATTCGCAATAATATTGTTCTTAATCTTGTCATTCCAAATTCCAAGTTCTATGAGTTCACGCATCAAATAATTATTTGCAACTACAAATTCACCTGCAAGCGTCCTACGGCTATAAATATTACTAGTTAGAGGCTCAAAACACTCATTGAACCCTAGAATCTGCGATGTGCTTGCGGTTGGCATTGGTGCAAGAAGAAGAGAATTGCGAATTCCATGATCCATAATAGACTGCTTTAATGATGCCCAATCATACCTATTAGATGGCTCAACATTCCACATATCAAATTGCAGAATTCCTTGGCTTGCCGGAGAACCTTCAAATGACATATAAGCTCCACGATGTTCGGCGCTAAGACTATACTTCAATGACAATTCGGATACAATTCTAGAGTTATCTGAAACGTCTGGGCTTTCATTTTTAACATTTATTGCGAGTTCATTACTGCGCTCCAATGCGGCGTGATAAATAGTCTCAAAAATAAGTTTATTTACTATCTTGGCCTCATCGCTATGAAACGCAATGTCCATCAAGATAAACGTGTCAGCAAGACCTTGAACACCAATTCCAATAGGTCTATGAAGCAAATTGCTGCGCCTAGTCTTCTCGGTTGGATAAAAGTTAATATCAATAACTCGGTTCAAATTACTTGTTACAACCTTTGTTACATCGTGAAGCTTATCATAATCAAACTGCTTTGTCAAAGGGTTGACAAACGTTGGAAGAGCAATAGATGCCAAGTTGCAAACTGCCGTTTCCTTATCATCCGAATACTCTACAATTTCACAGCAAAGATTACTACTCTTTATTGTGCCAAGATTCTTCTGATTGGATTTATTATTGCACGCGTCTTTATAAAGTAGGTAAGGCGTGCCAGTCTCCATCTGAGCGTCCAAAATCTTAAACCACAAATCGCGAGCATTAACTGATTTCCTAACACAGCTATGCGATGCTTCATATTTCTCATAGAGCTCCTTGAAATCGTTGCCATAAACGTCCGCTAGTCCAGGACATTCGTTGGGGCAAAAGAGCGACCACTTGCCGTTCTCCTTGACGCGCTCCATGAACAAATCAGGAATCCACAATGCGTAGAACAAATCACGCGCCTTCATCTCCTCATCCCCATGGTTCTTTTTCATCTCCAAGAAATCCTCCACATCTGGATGCCACGGCTCCAAATAAATAGCAAACGATCCATTACGCTTACCTCCTTGATTAATGAACCGCGCAGTGTCATTGAAAACCTTCAACATGGGAACAATACCGGTTGACTTTCCATTTGTTCCGCGAATCAACGAATTACTACCACGAATATTATGAATATGTAGTCCAATTCCGCCGGCCCACTTTGAAATACTCGCGCAGTCCTTAAGCGTGTTGTAAATTCCATCCAAACTATCATCTTCCATAGCAATCAAAAAACATGAACTCAATTGTGGTCTAGGCGTTCCTGCGTTAAAAAGAGTCGGTGTTGCGTGCGTAAAATACTTTTGGGACATTAAATCATAACTCTCTTTCACAGCTTCCATATTATTTCCGTGAAGTCCAATTGCCACGCGCATCCACATATGCTGCGGTCTTTCTAGAATCTTGTCTCCAAGCTTGAACATGTAAGCTCGCTCTAGCGTCTTGAAGCCAAAATAATCAATCAAATAATCTCGCGAAAAGTCAAACATGGGCTCAATATAATTTGCCATATCGCGAGATATAGTGTATAAATCTAGGCTTACAAGAGGACTCCGATTTCCATGCACATCCTTAAAATTAAACAGCTCGTCCACTATTTGATAGAAACATGCATTTGTGTTTTTCTGATGATTAGAAACTACAATGCGTCCTGCTAGAACTCCGTAATCTGGATGTTGAGTTGATAATGCTGCGCATTGCTCAGCTGTAAGCTCGTCAATTTTCGTGGTTGGAATCTTGTCGTGCAATTGGTCTATAACTTTCATCACCAAGGATGAATAATTAATTTGAATGTTGGCCTCTTGACCGAGCTTCTTTACTCTGGTCAAAATCTTATCAAAAGAAATATCCTCTAATTCGCCGTTGCGCTTAACAACTCTCATGTCACTTTGATTTTCCGCCATTGTTAATATATTAAAGCAAGTAAATTCTAAATCAATATAACAGAAATATTAATAGGAAAGTATTTCTATTTCTATTTCTATTATTTGCAAAATAAAATATACAAAATATATATAAATGTCTTTTATGAGTGTAATTAATAAATTAAAAAATAACAAGGAGATTGCATTTTTATTCGTTTTCTTGATTATAATTATAGCGTCTTCTTTCTTTTTTGACAGCAAAATGTTGGAAGGATATAGCAATTATAATTTAGCAAATCCTGGTGAGTATCCAAAATCCGAGGAACTACCTCTTTTAACTTCTAGTTATCCATTCACTGGAAGAAATCAGGTAAGCACAAACAGCTATAATGACATTTGGTGGTATTATCCCATTTTCAAAGTGGGTTCTTATGCTCAGATCACCAATAATTTGAGATATCGCAGAAACCCTGATGATGGTGTTTGTGTGAGAGCCGATTTTTGCGGTGCTTTGTATAAGGATAACCAGTTAAAGTCTAATATTTCAAAGCCGTTGCCTCCTGCTCCTGCAGTAAGAGCTGATGCTGTTCGTGTTGGTTACTATCTCACGGATTCAAACTTGATTCCTGGACAACCTCTTGGTCCTGAGTTGCCCACGTTTTAAAAAACATGTGTCATATTAATTATTCTTATATAGCCTGATAAAAGATGATGCAGCTTTTCAGGATGGATCGTGTCGGCAATAAAAGACTGATTATACTGAATAAAATTAATAATTGCTTGATTAGATTTTTTGCTACGAGAAATCTCATCAATTCCATTAAAAAACCCCAATAACTTTATATGTTCAGAATACAAGGCTCCTTCTGGTGCTCTAACAGACCAATTTTCACACAAGTCATCGCCAAGATAAGCTTTAATTTCATTTTTAAGCGTTGATTTGCCAGTCCTTCCAGGTCCAGCTAAGACTATCATCTTGTTATTTGGTAATCGTTCCTTCACATTCTCTACGAATTGAATCAAATACTCGTAATCTTCTGGTTGCAAATACTGTGACCAACCGGCTAGTGTGTGTTGTTGAGACATGGTTATACTATTATATGCTAATTTATGTTTAAACGTTTTTTCAAAGGGAAACAAAAACAAAAAGTATTATACAAATAAATTCATTATTTTTATAATATTATTCATGCTTCCTCTTGTTCATCGTAAATTTTTTGTAGTTCCACATTGCTAAAATAAGGATTTCCATCGTCTCTTCCTAAAGCCTTATTTTTAAATGACCATACATCCACACAATCATAGAAATCTTTACCTGATATATTTGTTCTACAAATTGGGCATGGTGTAGTTCTGGTGTCTGGGTTATATGTCTTTTCGCACCATTGATTTAAACAATCATTGTGAAAAGTGTGGCCACATGATGTTCTATATGTAGCTTTGTCAGGAGTAAAATTTTCTGCACAAATAGCGCAAATATCATTAGTATCAATTTCTTCTGGATTTATCCAGGTTCCGCTTTTAGGTTCTCCTCCTCTTTTTCTCCTAGATAAACACAAAGGTTTTTTATTTTTGCGACAACCTTTTCTAGTTTTTCGCGTTTTCTTGT